ATGCTATCGGATGCCCAAGTAAAGTCATTAAAACCTAAAGAATCTAGATATTCAGTAGCAGATGGGGAAGGATTAAACATTTCCGTTTTTCCTAATGGGAAAAAGAAATGGGTTTTGTCTTATCGCCAAAATGGAAAGCAAAATCAAAAGATGCTGGGTGAATACCCTATTATGGGATGTAAAGAAGCACGCCAACAAGCAAGACAATTAAAATTAGAATATCAGGGAAAGGTCGCCAATTCTCCACCAGTCCATAAGGTGGTTGAGGAATGGTTGAGTATCATGAAATCACAATGGACCAGCAAAAAATACTATGACACAGTCGAATATCGACTTGCATATCTAACTGAGGATTTTAAAAATCTTCCAATTAATGAAGTTGAAAGAAAGCACATTTCGAAGAAAATTAAAGAAATTGTTGCAAAGGGTACTTTAGAAACAGCAAGCCGAGCATTAAGACTTGGTAAGCAAGTTTTTGATTTTGCAATTGCCTCAGATTATACAGATCGTAATCCATGTACATTGGTAGAAGATGTAATACCAGAATATGAATCTGACAGCCATCCTTGTTTACCTGTGAGTGAAATGCCAGAATTCTTTAGGCGCATGAAAGCGAGTCATTCTAGCTCAATAGTAAAAATGGCCATGCTTTTAGTTTGTTATACCGGAACCCGAATAACAGAATTGTTAAAAGCTAGGTGGGATACTGGAGAGATAGATTTTGAAAATAAAGTCTGGATAATTCCTGCAGAGAGGATGAAAAAAAGAAAAGAATTAATGGTCCCACTGGTACCACAAATTTATGCCTTGTTTAGGGAGCTCGAGAGCGTCAAAACAGATGACGGGTACATATTTAAAAAACGTGGAAAACCTTATGAAAATATGACATCTGAATCAGTTCTTACAATGATTAAAAGAATGGGTTACACAGACAAAATGGTTACCCATGGTTTTCGTTCATTGTTCTCGACCCATGCTAATGAAAGCAAATTGTTCCGTGGTGAGGTTATCGATTATCAAATTGCACACGTGAACAAATCAACCAAAGCGGATAAGACAAGTAAAATATATAACCGTGCTGAATATTGGGATGAGCGTGTGGAACTTATGACCTGGTATGCAAATGAAGTGGAAGGATGGTTAAAAGACTAATGAATAAAGAAGCTGATTACACAATTATTGGATGTAAAGATGAAGTTGAATTTATAAAGCTACTGGGTAATTCATATGTATATGAAGATATTATAAATAGTTCAATTGATAACCTAGATCCAGACAATTTTTTAAATATTGAAGAATATTATTCACGAATGGCTGATTTTCAATGCTTGAAATTGAGATATAAAAATGAATTTATTCAAAAAATCTCTGGTGCAGAATTTCACTGGTACTTTATCGAAGGTCTTGAAGCCTATATAAATGGACATTTTCTTCCTGCTTTATTAAGCCTAATATGTGGAATAGAGTCTTCTTTAAGATCGACACTTCATTTGATGAGTGATGGTGAAGAAGATAGATTGTATGTAAATAAAATTATGAATAAAGAGATGATTATTGATGCTAAAAATAAAGGTTTACCTATTTCAGCACTAGCTTTTAGTAATGAACAAGATTTTCATAAAAAAATAACAAATGATGAAAAGATCAATCTAATTAAGCTAAGAAATGATCTAATGCATGGAAATATTCGTGAATTCACAGAATATTTTGAAGAGCAAAGAATATTTTATCCTGAACACTTAATTGATTCCCTAGTTGAAATAATCTTGATATCAAAAAAATGGATAAAAGAGTTAAGTGAATTTAAAAATACGATTTAAATATAGGCGCTTATTTAGCGCCTTGAATTGCAGTTTTAATTTTTGCTACAGATTGAGAAGTCCATCCCTTATAAGTTTTTGACTCTCGATCTGGCGGGAATTTCTCCAAATAATATTTTTTAAATGTATTTGGAGCCATACCAAGTTCCTTAGCGAGTTGTCGTAAAGAATACCAAGACATTTGAACCTCCTTAATTTTTCAATTCATTACGTTCTTTGTTCAGTTGGCGCAAAAGGTTATGCAAAGTAACGGTTACAGCTTTATCTAGACTTTTGGTTGAATGAAACTCTGCTAGTTGAGACAGTGCTAAACCAAAAATGTGATATGCAAAAACTTTTGCAGCTTCCGGATTGTTTTTGAGAAGCTCCTCAGTACTTGGACAAATGATTTCTTCAAAAATATGAAGAGCCACCTGATCCGGAGTACCTTCAATACGGCTAGGGTTCAAATTAACTTCACCAATAACTTTGCTCATTGTTCAGCTCCCGATACGTTTGGCACACTATGAAAATGCATCCAATGTGAAGGTGGATCATTTTGATAGTTTGCCCATACGCTATTTAAATCCTCATCAATAGTCATATAGTCTTGTTCTGGGGTGACATCAGGAGCATCTGCCCAACAAATAAGTACCATTATGTCAGTAGGTGGCAATTCATCAGTCACGCTAATCCACGTTGGAACTTTGGATTTCATGAAATCTACGGCTTTCTTCCACATTGCCCAACCACTATTTACACGATGGTAAACATCAAAAAGGTCTTCTTCACTTAGATCAGTTTTGACACCTTCAGCAATATCAAAACAGCCGCCATTCATATCGAATTCGAGGACATCTAAATGTTCGGGAATCCAATATTTTTCTTTAAAAATAGGCAATTGCTCAGCCCAAAATGCTTGTTTAGTTTTTAAATCAATCATTACCTAAGCCCTCAAATATTCTTCTTTAGTCCACTCAACAAACTCTTTATAAAGCTGCTGCGCGGGTTTATTTAACCGGTTGTGATAGTCGATCGTTATGCGGCGCCAAGCGACTGGTACCGCATAATGCTTGGTTAGAAACATCGCTTGATCCATGCCTTGCCGGACTATTACATAGCCCAGCAATTGCAAGTAGTACATAAAGCCAAGCATGTGTTTTTGACTCACTTTCTTGTACTGATCTTTCATGTTAGAAACCGTCCACTAATAAATAATCAGGGGTAGATTCTTGTTGAGTAGGTGTAGGATTCTCTAATTCATAGCGGCGTTTTCTCACATACCCCATTAGCTTCGGTTGAATCTGCGGATCTCGTGCAGCCACGTCTATTTCCAAAGCATCTAGCGTTGTAAGGTCTGGTGCAGTTTGGATTTGAACCATTAAAGAGGGTGGCTCATTAGCAGATGCCTTTTCTTTTTCTAGCTCTTCAAGACGTTTGTGAGTGGCGAGAAGGATAGGCTTCATTTGTTCGTCATCCCATGTGCGGGTATAACGATAAACCGCATTTACTTCTGCAGGTGTTTTTGACTCTTTTACACGCTGTAGAAGAGTATCTAGGGTTTGCTGATACTCATTGTTTTTTTCTTGCTCAGGTGTAGGCTGAGTTAAAAAATCTTCAGGTGAAGACACATAAGGTTGTTCTGTAATAACAATCGCACTATCTAAAGCTGATCCTATATTTTCTGAAATATCTTCGGATTGCACCAATGAGTCTTTAGAAGTAGTTACATTTGTTTGCTCAGTAATAACAATTGTAGGTTGTTTAACTTCATCAACAATTTCAGAAGTCTTTTCTACAACTACTGTCTGTGCACCTTTTGATTTCTTAGCACGCTGTTTCTTTGGTTCGTCACCTAGGCGAATAACACTAAAATCGTCACTAACTTCAAAACCTAACGCTTTAGATAGTGCTTTTAATTGAAGCTTGGCGTTTTCTGCATCACGTTGAACAAAGCCGCTATTAATAGATTCAATTAATGCGGTGGTTCTAAAATTCACGACGTAAATAGAAGGCGAATATGTAGTAATTACAAAAACATCCTGTCCTTCCTCATATTCATCAATAGTTAATGGCTTTGTGAATGTAATGCCAGCCAGCTCAATAGTTTCGATTTTGATGCAGAATTCAAAACCCGGTTTACCAAAAACAGAAGCGGGGAATTGATCTAAGTCAGAAAAGTCCAACATGTCTCCAATAGGACGACATAGAACAGTTTTACCTTTTTGAAGTGCTGCAAATGCTTCTTGAGCAGTTAAAATATTTTTCATGCTGTCATCCCCTTTTTAGCTAAGGTTTCAATTTCTTGTTTAACTGCCTTAAGTTTTGCCGCTTCAATTTGGATAAGGGCATCGATACCTAAGTGCTCACAAACTGTTTTTACATCGAGGCCACGTTCAGCTATGAAGTTCTGAAGTTCATCTCTTTGTTGATCTGAGATACCGTTAAATTCTGGTGGACTAATCCAAGTGCCACGTTGCTTATCAAACGTGCAATTCAATGCTTTAGCTCTCATTAACATTGCTTGGCGCATGTTCTGGTAATACATGTGTTCTTTATCAAGCGACTCAGTTAATTGATTAAGGTCACCTGCATGCTCTGCTTCCTCACAGCTTTGTTTCCAGTTTTCTAGCTCTTCTTGGGCTTTAGCTGCTGCAAGTTGTGCAGGCGTTAAGGTGTTAATGTGATCTTTAGCTTGAGTAATCAGGTCAGCCAAGAAAGTAGGGTGTGCTTTAAGATCAGGTACCCATACTTCACCGGTTTCACCGCCTAAAGCACCTGAGTTTTTCGCATGATGTGTAGGCGAAGGTTTGAAATTAATAACGCGGGCATTTTTACCTTCACCAGTAGTAACAGTTGTTAGATAACCCATGACATCTGCGATACGGTAAAGCTCGTTACGGTTTTTACCACCTAGATCTGGGCGGTAAATAATTTGATCACCGTTTTGATCTTCTGATGCGTGTGCAATGAAAACAACATCTTTACCTAAACTGATCAAAGTATTGATGTATTGCTTGAACGTTTGGTTCGCTAAACCTTGAGCTTTTAACTTTAAAGAACCATCTTTTTGACGGTTATTTGCCGTAAGTAACAGGTGGGTTTTAATGCATTCAAGCATTGCACCCACGGTATCAATGACAACGGTTTTATATGGTGCTAAGTCCTGCGGCGTAAGGTTTGCAACATCACTCCATTGTTGAACCTGTACAACCGCACCACGACGTAATTCACCAGTACGGTGAGCACCACGGTCAAAGTCAAAAGAAATTGCTTTTTCCGCAGTAAAGCCCATCGATGATTTACCTAAACCCGGATCAGCGTATAGGTACACAATAATTGCTTGAACCAATAAAGTTTGGTCAGCAGTAATAATCGGTAGAGCCATTTTATTATCCTTATCTTGAGCCAGTGAAGCCGCGCTTAGTTTTATAAGCCTTGCGGTCATAAGTAGGGATATTTGTTTCACGCAGTTTTATAGCGAGCTGCTTTCTGCGTTGGAAATCGATTTCTTGGGTGAGTTCATTCCAAACTTTTGGATAAGAAGTTTGGAACCTGAACACATTTAAAGGCGTCTTAACTCCGTCTTTAACTTTGTAAAGAACTGAGCCATTAGCATTAGATGCGTACACTTGCCAGCCAATGCGAACTGAATACAGCCCTTTATCATCACGGCCTAAAAATGACATGTAGCCATCAGGGTGCTTTTTGAAATTAGTCATCTTTAAGCCTCCACCAACTTGTTACGTTCGATGAAGCCTTTTAGAAGACCATTGATGTTTCGGATGTCTTCAAATTCGGTGAAATCGTTATATGACTTACCATTAATGTCAGTGATTTCATTTACAGTGAGTTGGGTAATATCAACAGCGGTGAATTCAGAACCTGGAACGCCGTAGCTGTCTGGATAGGCTTCAAAATCAAAGCTAACGTTTAAACGGAAGCTATCTAATTTGATGACGGCAACGCCAGAATCTTTACCTGTGATTTTCGCGGTTAACACACCGTAAGTACTTGGTTGAATTTTAGGTGTAAAAAGAGTAGGTACTTCTTTTGTTTGGAAAGCTGGCTGCAATTGGCAAGCAACTAAAGAACCACCAGAAATTGCAAGAGCAGCCATGCTGACAAATGCAAATGAGTTGAAAGGAGGAGCTTTTACGTTCATAATTGATCTCGCAGTTTTGCAAAAGCACATCGGACCTGGGGAGGGGCGGTGTGCTTTTTTGTTGTCTGTGAGATAAATATCGCATTTCCGATATTATTAGTCAATAGGTAATCCGATATTTTTATAGAAAATCCGATTTTTTATGCTTTAATAGACAAAAGAAAACCCACCGTGGTGGTGGGTTCGAAGGGGGGATTAGTTGTAATTTTGAGGAAGTTCCCATAATGCTTCTGTCTTTAGACGCAATTTTTTTTGATTTTCCTTGAGACTATTCTCAATTTCCTTTATTAGTTTATGTTGTTTTACTATTTGATCTTTAACCTCTTCAGGAGGATTCGGGATCTCAATATTCAAAAACATTTCATCAGGAATACTGCGTCGTCTCTCTACACTGCCTTGCATTTTACTTTTGTATATTTTTCTTAGAGAATTAGATCTCAAAATCAAATCCAAATATTCTACATTAACTTCTCGTTTTAATCTAAAGATTTTGTATGCTGGGCTTACGGCAGCAGCATCGTAATATTTTTGAAATCCTAGAACACCTTCATCTATAGGGAACCCCATTACAAGTTCATTTTTAAAAACCTTTTTATACCCAGAAATATCAGAACTTGCGACTCGTTTTTTAAATTTCTCATGCTGATCAATTAAGCCATGTTCCATAGTGATACTCATAATAGGTATATTTGTATCCTCTCCCACTTTGACTTTGCCAGACAAGGATAGGAGTTCTTTTAGTTTTATAGTTGGGAATTTTGATTTTATATGTGAATTACTATAGTGAGCATAATTATAAATATAATCATTGCTTCTGATTAATTCTGGATTAACTTTTAAGAAACCTAATTCATTATAATATTTATCAAAGTCGCTCTTATTTAAATCAGCAAAATCTAAATTTTTTAAATCATTTTCGTCAATTTTTCTACGGAAAGAATCTAAACTTAGGCCATCATTTGTCACATTGTAGTAAAAAACGTCAGAATTTGTTCTACCATTATGACAGTTGGTAAAGTAGAGTATATTGGTTTTAACTTTTGCATATGGCAGAAAAACTTCTTTTGGAAGTGAAACTACTGCTTTTAGTTGGGCGTTTTCAAATAAATACTTCCTTACTGGAGCTAAAGCGGCTTTAAAAAGAAAGCCTTCAGGTACTACTAATGCCATTCGCCCTCCTTTTTTTGTTGCTTTAAAGCAATGTAGAACACATACTCCATCACCATCGTTTTTAGCTAACTTATTCTCATATAAGTGAGAATAAGAAGTTTTTTGAGAAAATGGCATGTTGGTTATAACCACATCATATTCAGATTCAATAGGGTTTTGAAGTGTGTCTATCTGGCAAATTCCACTATGCCCATCCCCATGCAGAATCATATTCATTTTTGCGAGTTTTGCATTTGAGGTAATTTCTCTTCCAAAAATAGTATTATGTTTAAGCTTGATTTCTTCACTACTATTGTTTGCAATTAAAGTGTTATCTTTTATATGATCAAATGCCTCTGTTAAAAAACCACCTGTCCCACAAAAAGGGTCATAGATCTTTTCACCATATTTAGGGTTGACTAAGTTAACAATGGTTTTAGTTATGTGACGTGGAGTAAAATATTCTCCTAAGTCATTATTAGTTGCTGTAGCTTGCTGTAAGAAATACTCAAAAGCATCTCCTTTAATATCGGTATCTATTGATGAGAGTTTTAACTTATCCAACTCTTTGATCATCTCTTTAACAGCAACAGGGTTGGTTAGCTGTAAATTTGTAAAAACAGAAGCACCATATTGTCTATCAATATCTTGTAGTATGTTATTAGTTGTATTAATTAGCAAATCATTATCGAGACTTTTGAGAGAATTCCAAATACCTGTATTAGCATTCTCTGTATACAATTTTAAAAAAAGAATGTTTGCAAATTCTGAAAGCCTTTCTATACCAGCTCTTAAACCTTCACCTCTTAGTGAGTTATTTAACTTCTTGAAAACATTAATTAACTCTTTGCGAGAGACTAAAATTTCTTTAGGTGTAATATAAATACCATTTGTTTCCTGCAATATGAACTCTTTAGCTTCATTTACTCTTATTAATTCATTAACCTCATTTTCATCAATAAATAATGGTTTTTGGGTATACAAATGCCGTGTTTCGCAGAAACCATTATTCATTGCAAATATCAAAGGTGCATCAAGCATTTCAGCATATTCGGTTGCCTGATCCAGTGCTTTTGTTAAGCTTTTTCCACCTGATTTCGTTTCAATTACACCGATTGGCCGCTTATTTTGTGAATCGAAAAGAACATAATCGGGTCTTTTTTTACTTTTCTTGAGAAACTCATTATTAACAATTCTTAAGATATCTGATTCAAAAAAGACATTTTTGTTTGGATCTTGAATGTCCAAGATCCAGCCCTTGTTAATCAAATTATTGTTAACAATAAAACGTGTATCTTGCTCAATATTAGACATATTGCATAATCCCAATATCTACTATAAAAACTATTGGCAATCTACACATTACACACTAAAACATCAATAAATATTACTATCTAATAAGTGATATACCCCACATTTAAAAGACTGTGTCGGGTTCACAGCTTATTAATCTTTGGTGTTATTAATTTTCTGGCCTAGCTTTCCTTCTTTTACCAACTGCACGACCTGCTCATTAGTAAGCACAGGAATAAAGACCTTGTCGCCAATATCTTTAGAAAGAATCTTTACCTCTTCAGCAGTCAGCACCAAAGCTTCACCATGTTTAGCTGCATCATTGATACGAGCAATAATCTGGTTGATTGGTAGTTTTGAATTGTCCATATATCACCTAAAACCTTAATTTAACTTTTTCTAACACGCTTTGGACGTGATCCGCCTAATGGTCTAAATGCATCAATAACTAAGCCTACGAGCTCCATACCATCTTCAAATTCAATAATATTGGGATGGAAGTTGGGGTTTAATGCTTGCAAGTATTTGCGCTGGTCGCTTTCAATTACAAGCTTCTTAAAGGTTGCGTCTGAATTATTTCTAACAACGATGAGGTCATCAGCGATTAGATCGCAAACTTGATAGTTTGGATTAACTAAAATGTAGTCTCCCTCTTCATATCTAGGGGAATTACTTACTCCAACTACTCTCAAATAAAAACAACCATCTGGATCATCTGCACTAAGTGGTGGCAACCATTCATTTATTTTATTAGGATCGATAGCTTCTACTGATGTCATTGTCCCTGCCTGCACCCAAGAAAGAACGGGAATTAGTTTTTTAGTTATAGGCTCAACATTATTGTCAAACTTACTGACAATTCCTTTTTTTAGCTCTTCTGCGGTAACACCAAGTGCGGTAGCCAGCTCAAGTATAGAGCCTGTCGATTTGGCATTCCCTGTTTCGAGATCAGAAATTACAGATTGTTTGACACCTGACTTCATAGCCAGTTCTTTTTGAGTCATTTTCTTAGCTTTGCGAATTGCTTTTAAGTTTTCGCCCAAAGTAGCCATAAATTTGTCCATCGTTACTTCTATCGGAATTCTGATACATATTTCAATCGGTTTGGCTATTGAATAAATATCGGAAAACCTATATATTTAATAAAAATTATCGGAGACCGCCCATGAATCAATGGCAGAAGATGATCTCTGAGTTAAGGGAAAAGGGTCTTACTCAGACATTTATAGCCGCAGAAATCGGGTGCTCACAGAATTACGTTAGTGATTTAGAGCGCGGGTTATGTGGGAAACGCCTTTCATATGATCTAGGAAGAAAACTAGAAAATTTATGGAAGGAATATTGTTCAAAACAATTAACCGCTTAGGAACTAAACCATGAGCAAATTATCAGTTGATATATCTGCAAGCGCCAGAAATGGCGTATCCCGCATATTGCATGGTCTTGATATAAGCAATCAAAAAGAGATTGCTGAACAATTAAAAGTTGATCCAAGCACTATTACTCGACTTAAAACAGATAAGAAAAACAATGGCTTGAATGAAATTGAAATGTTTTGCGAGCTATTGAGTTTGCTTGGATTAAAAGTCGTTCCTAAAGATTATCAAAGCATTGATAAGGAACGTGTTGCTGCACTTTTAGTTATGTCTAAAAGCTGGATGAACCGTATAGAAACGGTGGATGACTTATTTCATGACGAAATCAGTGGTCAAAAAGAAAAGCTTGGATATTAAAAAACCACTACCTGCTGTAACAGGAGTGGTTAGGCATTCAATTGAGGTGGATCAAATGAACACGAATAATCTATCAAATCAAGAACAAATAATCCAGAGCTGGTTTGAACCGGCTCTCCACACACTTAAAGCATTAATCAAAAAGTGTGAAGAAAACCTAGAGCGAATCAAAGCTGATACTAAAAATGCAGCTGTAAAGCGAGATGAATTTAAAGAGGTTTTAGTGCGTCAGCATCGTATTACGTACAACCATGCTGAGGAAATTATTAGTAGCCTTAGCCGTGCTGATCGTATTCGCTTCTTGGGTAGCACATACATTCAGATTAAAGAAGGCGGTGAAGCATGAATAAAATTTTATTTGGTGATTGCCGCGCATTGATGAAACAAATGATTGAGGAAGGGCTAAAAGCTCAAACATGCGTAACTTCACCACCTTATTTTGGGTTACGTGATTACGGTGTAGATGGTCAATTAGGTTTGGAAAATACTGTAGATGAATATGTTCAAAACATGGTTGAAGTTTTTCGTTTAGTACGAGAGCTGCTCCATGAAGATGGCACACTTTGGCTAAACCTTGGTGACAGTTATGCGGGTTCTGGTCGGGGCATGACACGTACAGGTTTAAACGACGGTAAGAATCCAAAAACTAAAGGACTAGTTCTTCCTAAGCAAAATGCAGCCCAATCAAATTTAAAGCCGAAAGATCTAATTGGTATTCCATGGAAAGTAGCTTTTGCTCTACAAGCTGATGGTTGGTATTTGCGCCAAGATATTATCTGGCATAAACCGAACCCAATGCCTGAAAGTATTACTGATCGTTGTACCAAAGCACATGAGTATATTTTCTTATTCAGTAAATCACGTAGATATTATTTTGACCACGTAGCAATTAAAGAACCGGTTGCAGAAAGCTCAATCAAAAGACTTTCCCAAAATCTTGATCAACAACATGGCAGTACTCGTGCCGTGATGAAACATAACGGTCCAATGAAAGCCGTTTACTCGAGATCTTCGCGCGATAGTTTTAAACGCAAAAATAGTAAGAGAGCTGCTGTTATTCCAAATCAAGCATATGGAACTCATAGATCAGAAAGATCAGAAAGCGAGTATGACTTACTTACTCGTAATAAGCGCAGTGTTTGGCAGGTTTCTACAAAGCCATACAAGGGTGCTCATTTCGCAACATTTCCAATGGACTTAATCGAGCCATGTGTATTAGCAGGATCTCGAGTCAATGATGTTGTATTTGACCCATTCATGGGATCCGGAACAACAGCAGCTGTAGCACTAATGCATAACCGTAATTATTTAGGGTGTGAATTGAATCCTCAATATTACGAATTGCAGCAAGAACGCTTTGAGAAAGTATTAAAAGAGAGGGCCGCATGAACTATTACCAACACCATATTGGTGACTTCAACAATGCGACTCGCCACCTCAGTTTAATTGAGCGTGCGATTTACCGCGACTTATTAGATATGTATTACGACACAGAAAAGGCGATTGATGCATCAAGCATTGATCGTCTAGCACGTCGTTTGCAATGTACTACCGAAGAGCAAAAAGAAGCTCTCAAATATGTACTTGATGAGTTTTTCATTCTTGAAGAAGGTGTTTATCGCAATAATCGTTGTGAACGAGAAATTGCTGAATATCACGGGAAAAAGAAACAAGCGAGTGAGGCTGGTAAGGCGTCTGCTGCAAAACGTGCAGCGAAAAAGAAAGGCTCGTCCAACAGTGATTCATCAAAAGATGATCAAGCGTCTAACGAAAATTCAACGGTCGTTGAAAATCCGTTAAACGAAGAACAAACGGATGTGCAACCAACCAATAACCATAAACCATTAACCATAAACCAAGAACCAATTATTGATAGTAGTAGTAATACGCGTGGAGAAAATTCGCAATTAACTCCAATTCAATTTGCTCAGTATCAGATCGATGATCACAAACGCTATTCAATGCGTGAATTCATTTCTGAATACAGCGAGTTTCAATACGATTTCATTTCACTTGCTCAACAAAGATTTGTTTCGGTACCTGAAATCGACTTGAGAACCATGATTCAAAATTTCGGTGACTGGTACTTTGCAAACGAATCAAGTTCGTTGAATACACCAAGCATCTGGTTGGTTAAGTGGTTCTCTTGGGTTCAAAACAACGAGAAACAAGTCGCTGCTAACCGCAAGAAACAAGAGCAAATCAATTCAGCTGGTCAAAAACCACAAGAGTCGGGTTACTTCGCTAATCTTTTTGAAGAACAGAGCGAATCTCAAATCGTGGATGTAACCCCAGCAAAAAAGTTTCCAATGATTGAGGAGGTAGGTCATGCATGAGATTACCTTGAACGAAGTGCGTCAATTAATCGCTTCTCTTCGCACTGTTTACGCTGCTCAGTTCAATAAGCAATTTCCAGCAACAGGCGAAAGTGCAATTCCTCTGTCAGTGGTTGAGCAAATCGCACTTAAAACACTGGTTGGCGTTCAACAAAACCAATTTAACAACGCACTTGCTCGATTACTTACAGCAGGTGGACGTTTTATGCCGTCATTTGCTGAGTTTCGCACCTGGTGTATTGGTGAAAGTTGGATGTCTCCAGAGGAAGCTTGGTCACGTGCATGTAAGTTTACGACTGACAGTACCGTGGTTATTACACAAATTACAAAATATGCATTAGACGAAGTGATGTATTTGATCGAAGCCGGCCAAATGCGAGCAGCTCAAGATAATTTCTTCGGAACCTATAACGTGATGGTGGCTAAAGCTCAATTGAAAGGTCGTCAGCAAGAGTTTTACGCTCCACCGCTACAACTAGAACACAAAGAACCTAAACACGTTCCTGTGAGCAATGACGAGGCTCAAAAGCATCTCAAATCATTGATGGAAAGATTAAAAATCAATGGTCGTAAACCTGCACCAGTTCAAAAACTTGAGGCAAAAGAAAAAGAGCCTGAGCTTGCAAAAGAATTAGGTCCATATCCTTTCGACAATCCGCACGAATACGCTGAGATGTGCCGCCGTGAAGGTATGCCAATACCTAGAAATATTCTTCAGCTAATTGATGGGGCGAATGCATGAAAGCATCTAAATTGATTAGAGATAAAGGACTGCAATACGCGAAGGAAATCGTAGATTCAGCACCCGATAACGCAACTGAATGGAACGAGGGTTATGAGTTCCAATGTGGTCAAAGTGTAGAAATCAGCCCAGCAGATCGTGAGAAGTATTTTGTAGATTTGGTTGAGCTTAAACGTCTGGTGGAGTCTTTGAAAATCATCAGCGATTTAGGTGGAGTTGAGAAGCTAACGCCTGCATTCATTACGACAGATAAGCATGTTGGTTACACGCATGTTCGCATGGTGGGAAATGGGAGATTGAGCTTTCTTGATGATTTTTGCGACTTCATTCCAGATGGTTCCATTTCAATTAAGCGTGTGATGACTGCTATCCGCGACCACGAATCAATATACGGAGGCGGTGAATCTCATGCCAACTAGATATAACACAGGCGAGTATAGCTACGATCTTGAATATCACTATGGAGATATGTCAGCAAGCATGGAGATGCTTAGAGCACGTTTAATTGAATTGTTGACTCCTCATCTGTCTGGCCGTTATGTGAAATGGAGAGAAGCATATTTCACATGGTTTACAAAGTGCGGCGGGGATTCGGGGTGGATGTTTTGTGTAGGTCCACACGAATTTCATATTGATGGGGCGTTAAGGCGCTATTACTCAGGTTCTATTGATATTACCTACAACCAGAAAGATCGATATTTCTTGGTGGGTGAGAAAAAGAAAGTCAAATGTAAGGCTTGTAAGGGGTTTGGCTTCATTCGAGATGATGGGTGGGGGCATATAGATAAATGTGAAATGTGTGATGCAGAAAAAGGAGCCAGCCATGAGTGAGTTTGAGGGTAAATCTGGAAAGTGGGCTTGGGAGATTCAAAAAGAACAACAAGCGAAAGTGGAGGAGCTGCAAAAGCGTTTAGATGGGGCATTAAAAGAGACTCAATATGCTTTGCAGTATGTTGAAGAAGACATGCGCGGCAATCATGAATTTCTACAAATGGCAATGATTCGAACCCTTAAAGCTATAGAGCAAGTGCTCAAAGGTGGTGCTTGATGTCATCAGTCAGCATTGCTGAATACCGCAAGTTATTTCCCATAAAGAAAAATAAAAAGCGCCGTTCAGCAAAGCAAGTTGCCAGACAACCAAGTGTGGGTGAAGTGGTTCTGGCAACGCATTTAAGAGCATGCAAGATTGGTTTTGAACAGGAATATAAGTTCCATCCTGAACGCAAATGGAGAGCAGATTTTTTAATAAAGGGTTCAAAGATTTTGATTGAGGTAGAAGGCGGGATCTGGAGCGGAGGCCGTCACACAAGAGGTAAGGGCTATTTAGGGGATATGGAGAAATACAACTCCGCAGCAATGATGGGTTTTACAGTTTTACGGTTCAGCACAGAGCAAGTGAAAGCAGGCGTGGCGATTAAACAAATTGAGCAATTGGTGGGATGAAAATGAATATGCCAGTACAACAACACATTTTACAAGCGGTCGATTGGTCTAGATTTAGTTTTGAAGAGTGGTGTCGCCAGCTTGGAGCTTGGCTAAACGGCGATACCGAAACAATGGTCAAAATTGTTAAGACGATGCCAACAAAACGCATCACTCAAAAACAAAGAGAAAAATTAATAGCTATGTATATGAGCGATGAAAATCTAAAAGATCGTTTATGCATTCGCCGTAAGGGTACTTGCTGTGAGTTAAATGACAATGAGGCACGTGCAATCCATAGATTGATTATTGATATTAAATTAATTGAAGACCATATTTTACAAGAATGGATCTCAGCAATTTGGTCACATCATGTTATGGGCAATTCATTACGTGATATTGCTCAAAGTAATGACACTTCAGTTAATCAAATCAGACAGGATTTAAAATGTGGTATGGCTTATATCAAAAGTCGAAATCCGCATTTCAGATTTGAAACTTTTGAAAAAACCGCTTGAGTGTGCGCACGGGGTATGGCATATTTGTGATACAGTGTTGGAAGTGTAAGTAAATCACTGGTATTAAAGCTCATCAAATGATGGGCTTTTATTTTATCAGAATGAATAAACTATCTTTAAATGAAAATATCGAAAAATTTATTGCAACGATATTTAAATCGTTGATAATAAAATTTTCTTTGCTAAAAAAACTGCATGAGAATCATATTTTCTTTAATTACGTTTGTCTTATTTTCATTTATTTCCTTTATCCTTTTAAGGAATAAATATATTGAGCCAAACCACTTCGTCATTTTGATAATATTTTCTGCAATTGTATCCGCAATAATTGCATATTTTGATGAGGTTCAAGAGCTATCTATTGGAGGCAATATCGTTAAACTAAAAGAAGCAAAAAAGGAGTTACAAGTAACAATAGATCAATTAAAGTCAATTAAAGTTTCAACATATCGGATGTTACTTTTGAAAAGTTTACATTTTTCAGGTGTTTTTGGAAGCAGCCATTTAGTGGATAGTAGAGCAGAATATTTTTTTTCACTCATCAATGAAATTAAACAATCGGATTGTTTCAATGATCTTAAGTCTGAAATAAAAGTTCAATTAACAAGGTTGTTAATTGATCAATTAAATAAATTTTATCCTTTATTTTATGGCAAACAATTCAATGATAGCGATGAATTCCCTAAATCTACGGTTTTTTATATCGAGTTGAAAGATGAGATTATTGATAAAGTTCATCAAAAACGGACACCTGTTATACCATTTGATCAAAAAAAGCAGGAAATTGTTACAGCTATAGATAACTATGCAGCTTTGTATATTTTATTTAAAGAAGTTGAACAGTAGGGTGATATTGATTTTTTATTGCTTAATAAGATGAATTTAAACGATATTATTTTAATTAATAATCTCCAATGAAAGGATTTTTAAACTTTTACCTTTACGATTCTATAGAAAAGTTGCCGAGCATAGTATGGCACAAGAAGCTCTGCTAAATATCGATTATTGGCGGGGCTTTTTCTTTTTGGAGTATGTATGACTGAATTTCAAAAAATTACGAATGAGATTAGACAGCTTCAAATAGAGCTAAACCATTTGGGAAGTTGCAATACAAAAGGTTTAAATACAGAACAGATCGCTCACCTAGATGAGCGATTTTTTTTGGCCATAGCAAAGCAACATAAATTAATTGCTCGTCTCAACAGTAAGCCAGAGGGCTTTTTATAAGAGGCTAGAGGTATGGATGATAAAGAGTACTTTTGGCTTACACAAAAAAAAGAGCTCAAAACGAAACCCAAATCCAGACCACTGCCTAAAGCTAAAGAAAAATATCTCGAGGCCGAAGAAACCTTATTTCAAGAACTAGAAGAGCATCGAATTGGTTATAGAAGAAAATTTCAATTTGAATCAACAAAAAATTGGCGGTTCGATTTTTATATTGTGAAGTTGAATCTTCTTATAGAAATTGCTGGCAGTCCGTGGGCAGTTGGCCGAGGTGGCACAAAGATAGCAAATTCATTTAATAAGTATGATCTAGCACTAGACCGAGGTTATGTATTTGAGCGTCTTGAGCCTCACCAAATTGAATCAGGTTATGCAATCAACTGGATTAAAAGAGAATTAGAGAGAATTGAAGATGGATCAGATCAGACCATTTCCTCCAACTGATTTTATGGATCAGGCAGAAGAAGAGGAAGCAATTCGTTTAATACCCGCTCCAGACCTAAAGAAATGGGTTGTGGCCAACTACTTAACGATAGGTGGACCTCTTTATAACCCTGACCATGACCATATTGCTGAGCTGCTTCACGATAATGAAGAATTTTTAGCATTTGCTTGGGCCTCTTCTGCATATAAAAGTAAGCAGGCGATGGTGCTGGGGCAATGTGAAAAAGTCATGTTCAATGTTGGTGGATGGCGTAAAGCTAGACAAGAGCAACAGATGCGAGATTGGTTCGGCTTTGTGCCAACTTACTTAATAACTGTCGATGCTTCTTTTTGTGAGCGTGCAAATGATACAGAGTTCTGTTACTTGCTTGAACATGAGCTTTACCACATTGGAGTGATGAGAGACGAGGACGGAGAAATTGTTTATAGCGATAGTTCTGGTCTTCCTAAGCACTATCTTGCAGGTCATGACGTTGAAGAGTTTATTGGCGTAGTTAAACGTTATGGACCAAGCAAAAATGTTAAGCGACTTATTGAAGTCGCAAATAATCCGCCGTTTGTTTCGAATCTTGATATTTCAAGATGCTGCGGAAATTGTGTAATCAATTGAGCCTTTTGGCTCTTTTTTTTGTCCTGTTTGCTGTACGTAGCTGTACGAAGGGGAATTTATGGCAGCACTAAAAGAGCCTGTGAAAATATTTATTGTTCAAGCTCTTGCATGCCGTGATACCCCTCAAGAAGTGGTTGAACAGGTCAAGCAAGAGTTTGGAGTTGATATTAGTCGTAGCCAATGTGAATGCTATGATCCAACAAAATATTCGGGCAGAAACTTAAGCAAGAAATTTGTTGAGCTTTTTGAATCAACCAGAGAGAAATTTGATGAAGGCTTAATTGATATTCCTATTGCTAATAAGTACTACCGTCTGAAGCAATACCAAAGACAGCTTGATAGAACTAGAAACGTTAAAACAGCGCTAAAAATTCTAGAACAAGCTGCAAAAGATATTGGTGGACAATTTACTAATCGCCAAGAAATTACAGGCAAAGACGGCGGACCATTACAAACGGTTAATTCGGATGTGCCTGTTCCAATGGAAGAGTATTTAAAAGCGCGGAGGGAGGTCTTAGATGAGTACTGATGCGGCTCGGGATAAAGCCATCCGGATCGAGGCGCAAGAAGATTTATATTTCTTCACAAGGTACATGTTTAAGGAGCGCCGTGGTTATAAATGGATGCAAAATTGGCACCACTTAGAAATCTGCGAAGCTTTAATGAAAGTTTATCGCGGAGAGATAAAGCGGTTAATTATTAACGTTCCACCACGATATTCTAAAACTGAAATTGCTGTAATTAATTTCATGGCTTGGTGTTTTGGTAAGAATCCAGACTGTGAGTTTATTCATATCAGTTACTCGGCAATGCTTGCCGCAAATAATGCCTTCCAAATACGAACTCTTGTACAAGAAGAGGCGTATAGAAAAGTCTTTCCTGAGCTTACATTGCGTGATGATAGTAAGGCTAAAGACTTCTGGAGAACTTCTCAAGGCGGTGTCTGCTATGCGACAGGTACAGGCGGTACGATTACTGGTTTTGGTGCGGGTAAACTTCGTGATGGGTTTGGTGGATGCATCATTATCGATGACCCACACAAAGCGCATGAAGCTTCTTCTAAAACAATTCGAGAAGGGGTAATTGATTGGTTTCAGAACACACTCGAATCGCGTACTAACTCGCCAGATACGCCGATCATTGTGATTATGCAGCGACTTCATGAAGATGATTTAGCTGGATGGTTGCTAGGTGATAGAAAAGACGGCGTTCCTGTAGCTGGTGGTAACGGTGAAGTATGGGAGCATCTATGTCTTTCAGCTATTCAAGAAGACGGATCCGCACTGTGGCCAGCAAAACACAATATCCAAAAATTGAGGCTAATGGAGCAAGCAGCACCATATGTATTTGCCGGGCAGTACCGACAAATGCCATCACCGCCAGCAGGCGGTTTTTTTAAGCCCGACAATATTCAAATTGTTGAGGCTTTGCCTGCAGATGTATTGAAACAAGTTAGGGCTTGGGACTTTGGGGCAACCGAAAATGAAGGCGACTTTACAGTAGGTGTGCGAGAAGCTCTAGGCGCAGATGGTTTTACTTACATTGTCGATGTTACAAGAGGACAGCTTGGTCCAGACAATGTGAATAAGCGTTTAGAACAAACAGCAAAGCTAGATGGGAAAAAAGTTTCTGTGCGTTTACCACAAGACCCCGGTCAAGCAGGCAAATCGCAAGCTAATTCATTTGTGAAGCTTCTTGCCGGTTATAACGTGATAGCCAAACCAATTTCAGGTGACAAGCTCACACGGGCACAACCATTTGCGGCCCAAGTTAACGTGGGAAATGTACGAATGCTCAAAGGTGAATGGAATAAGGATTTTATTGATGAGCTTCGTCATTTTCCTAATGGCACACATGACGACCAAGTGGATGCAGCTTCAGATGCGTTTAATGAATTACATGAAGGTTTTGAAGCCTTCTTTGCTGATATGGGATTTGCTCGATGAGTGATGTAACTTTTCAACATGCTGAATATGTTAAGAACTTGCCATACTGGCAAAAACTTGATGATGTTTGTGAAGGTGAAGATGCAGTTAAGGCTAAAGGTGAAAAATATTTGCCGATGCCAAATGCACATGATAAATCACCTGCAAATAAAAGCGCTTATGAGGCTTATCTTACCCGTGCAGTCTTTTATGAAGTAACAGGGACTACATCAAATAGTTTAGTTGGAGCAGCTTTTGCAACAGATCCAAGTTTTAAATTTCCTCCCGAGCTTGCTCATTTAGAACGTAATGCGAATGGAGCCGGTTTAAGTACTTATCAATTGGCTCAAAATGGAATTCGCCACTTATTGAAGCATTATCGTTGCGCTTTATATGTTGATTATCCCGATGTGCCACCAGCTCGTAATCTAGCGGAATTTAAAGCGCAAAAAGCCTATCCAATGATTCATTTATTGAATGCCATAGATGTAGTGAATTGGGATTCAGTAATGGTCGATAACCAGAAAAAACTTTGTCTCGTAGTTATCCGTGAATTTAGGTCTGAGCGCGGTGCTGATGGATTTAGTAAAACCGAACAAGAGCAATATCGTGTACTTCGTTTAGAGCAAGAGGGAAATGGGGAATATATTTATTCCGTTCAGGTGTACACAAAGGGAGAAAAGGGCAATTGGCTTGGTGGAGAGAAGAAATTTCCAACGGATTATAATGGTAATTTTTGGACTTATATTCCATTTACCTTTGTAGGAGGCAATGATAATTCTGAAGAGATTAAGAAGCCGCCATTACTTCCTTTGGCCAATCTCAATATAGCCCATTATCGTGACAGTGCGGACTTTCAAGAGTCAGTTTTTTTTATGGGTCAACCTCAATACTATGCGAAAGGTGTTAATTGGGAGTGGTATGACCAAGCGAAGAAACGTGGCATCTATATTGGCGCGAAAGTTCTTTTGCCTTTACCTGAAAATGGTGGATTAGGAATTGTTCAAGCCGACCCTAATACTCTTGCCCGAGAAGCGATGAAAGATAAGTGGGAAAAAATGAAGGAGATGGGGGCGCGTTTAATTGAGAAGGGTACTGCGGGTAAAAAGACCGCCACCGAAGCGAATAGCGATGACGCCGTTCAGCATTCAGTTCTTTCGCTCTGTGTAGTCAATATGAATGAAGCCTTGTCAGCAGCATTACGATGGGCAGCAAAGTTTGTAATGCCAGATGTTGATGTTCTCTCTAAGGACGAATTGGTATTTGAAATTAGTCAGGAATTTAACAAGCAAGGTTATTTAGCTGAGTTAGCTAGACAGTTATTTGAAGCAGCTTTACAAGGCCGATCTTCATTTAAATCATGGTGGGAATACAACCAAACAGGTATGTTCCCTAAACAAAAATATGAAGAAGAGCTACAGAATGTTGAAGCAGAGCAAGATGGAACTTTAAATCAAAGGTAGAGTGAGATGGCAACAGATATCAAAAAACTATTTGAAGCACTCACTCAGCACCAGGCCTACCTTTATCGTGCTTCATCGAAAACGGTAAATGAGCTATTGGCTTTATTCAATGATGATACGAGCAAGATGCTTTCTAAGCTTCGGGATTTATTGGATGAGCTTAATGAGTCGGAGAAAGTTGCTTTAGCTGGTGGTAAATATACAACTTCGAACTTAAGGGAAATTAGGGATTTGATTTCCCAATGGTTTGCCAGTGTTAATTTAGCATTACCTGAAGCTTTTGCCGTTTCTGCTACGGCGCTGGCTGTTTATGAGGCTATTTACGTAGCCAAGCTCTATGGAGCAAAAATTAATAAGCCTGACGGGGAAAAACTATTTTTATCCGCCAAAAAAGCTCCGTTGGCAGGTGGCGCTCTTGTCGATGATCTTCTATCCAGAATTGCTGAAAATGCCCGTCAAAAGGTTGAGTATGCAATTCGAGATGGTATTAATTCAGGCAAAACTAACCAAGAAATTGTTCAGCGCATTCGTGGTACCAAACGGCTTAATTATGAGGATGGCATTTTAAACGGTACCAAGACGGATATTGAACGTACCGTAAGAACTGTACGGAGCCATGTAGCCAATCAAGCCTATCTAAATAGCTTCAACCAAATTGGCTTTGAATATGTCCGATTTGTTAGCGTTTTAGATGGCCGAACTTCTAAGCTTTGCGCTTCATTAGATGGTTCAGTGTGGGAAATAAATGATCCGGCAAAGCGAGTGCCGCCGTTACATCCTAACTGTCGCAGTATCTTGGTTCCGGTCGAGAAGTACGGTCAACTTGTTGGCGAACGGCCATTTGTAATGGACGAACGTAGAGTTAAAGACATCCCCAAAGAAGAGCGAAGCCAGTTAATAGGACAGTTAGATGCAAACACCACATTCAAAGAGTTCTTTAAGAAAACAGATGATTTCTTTCAAAGGGAGTGGCTAGGGCCAAAGCGCTTTAAGCTCTATAAAGATGGGAAATTTGATTTTGAAAAGTTCTTTGATCCTGAAGGCCGTTTCTATAGCTTAGATGATTTGAGAAAGTTGGATGAAAAAGCTTTTAAAAAGTTGGGTCTGTAATTTTTCTTATGTTATATTTTTTAAAACATCAGAATTTATACAATATGAAAACAATAGCTTTTGTATGTCTAACCCTAATTTCCATCACTTGTTTAGCTGAACCAAGTCAAAAATATCTTAAAGAATATGATCGATTGTCTGAAGCTTTGGAGTCAGCAATGGCAAATGCATATTCTTTTGATCCTGCAACTGGTCAAGTAAAACAGGCTACTCAAGATTTAGAAGCTAAAAATAATTTATGTAGAGCTGCCCAGGCGAAACTAAACCTCACCACGTTTTTAAAAGACAATTTAGAGGAATCTAAAGAGCTTTATAAATCTATTGATGGTGCAGAGACTCTAGATAAAAATTATCTTAGTGGACAACAGCAGGAACAACAAAATCTCGTTTCAAATTTGAAAAAAGACCTTGTTGGAACTGGATTTAACTGTGAGTAATTATTGCCGATTACAGGTAATTCTAAACTCACTTAAGACACAATTTTCACCTATATAAGCGCCCAAATGGCGCTTTTGTCATTTATGGAGTTTGGCTTATGAGTGAATCAAAAGTTAGACATGAACCGTACCGGGTTTGTCGGAGACTTTTTTATTTAAGTTAGGCCACCTGACCTAACGGATTAATCTTATCATAGTACATTGCTTCAAACTCAAAAGGCGATACATAACCCAGTGCACTGTGTACACGCTTTTTATTGAACCAATCTACCCAGTTTAGTGTCGCAAGTTGTACATCTGCTAAACCTTGCCAATCTGCTTTTAAATATTCAATCACCTCTGTTTTGTATAAGCCATTCACCGTTTCAGCCAAAGCATTATCGTATGAATCACCAGTCGTACCGACTGATGCTCGTAAATTTGCAGCTTCTAAACGATTGGTATAGCGAATAGAAAGATATTGAACACCTCTATCGGAATGATGAATCACATTCTTTGGCATGCCTCGATCGTGCAATGCTTGCTCCAATGCATCGAGCACCATATCTGTATTCATCCGTGTAGATACTTTCCATCCAACAATTGCTCGTGAGAACACATCAATAATAAAGGCGGTATAGACCCAGCCTGAATGAGTTTGAATATAGGTAAAGTCACCCACCCATAGTTGGTTTGGATGATCAGCATTAAAATTACGTTTCACTAAATCATCTGCCCGTTTTTGGTCATCTCGGCTACGGGTGGTTTGTTTATTCTTACCACGCCAAACACCTTGTATACCTACCTTCTGCATCAATCGAGCAACTGTACAACGTGCGATAACATAACCTTCACGTTTCAATTGTTGCCAGACCTTACGCACACCATATCGACCTGAACTTTCTTTCCAAATTCGTTGAATTTGTTCAGCATGATGCTCATCATGTAGATCTCGTTTCGCTCGATGTTCTGGATTGTCAGCGAGATCTAAAGTTCGGTAATAGGTTGAAGCTGCGATCGGTAAAATCCTACAAATCGCATCAACACCATATCGATCTTTATTGTTATGGATAAAATCCACCATTATTTGTGTGGGCGGTCGAGCTCCGCCTGGGCGAAAAAAGCGGCTGCTTTACGTAGAATCTCATTGGCGCGTTGCAGTTCTTTATTTTCGCGTTCGAGTTGTTTGATACGTTCTTGGTCTGAAAGCTGCTGTACTTTAACTGGATTTTGTTTATCTAAATATTTTTGATACCAAACACGAAGTGTTTCAGGAGTACAACCAATCTTAGGCGCAATTGCTGTGATCGCAGCCCAATTCGATGGATAATCTTTTTCGGATTCAATCAATAATTGAACCGCTCTATCTCTGATTTCAGGGGTGTATTTTACTTTTTTCATCGGGACATTCTCTCAAGAAAAGTGGTCTCCGACAAACCCGGTACGGTTCAACATTTGGTACTTAAAAGAGTTTCAGATAAATCTTCTCATCTTGCTCTTTGTGACGAGGAAACAGGTATTCCATTAGCTGGATTAACCGCTGTAAAAATGAATTGTAGTGTTTTTGAGGGTCCAGCGACTATCACGGCAACATTTGATGTAGGTGGTCCTCAAGGCATCCGCTTAGTTGGTGATGAACCTAGACAAAAGGTTTGGGGTGCAAAGGAAACGTAGCGAAAGGTACTACAAATGCCTGAAAAGCAAATCAATATGTCAGATGCTCAATATATTCTGAGCACAAAATGAATTCTGGTGCCATTTCTTCAAATTAAGGTTTCAAGCCATGGCAATTTATGGTTTTACTTTTGAAAGATTAAAAGCAATTGCACTCATCAAATAGAACTTAATTTTTAACCATAGCACCTTCGGGTGCTTTTTTTGTGAGAAGAAAATGCCAAGCCCTATTATCCAATATTTCCAATACGAACATTTACCTGAACATTTGCAGCAAGTTAGTAAGCCAATTGGTGATTTAGCTCGGCAAATGGATGAGCAACTTCCTGACGGGCCTGAAAAATCCACAGGATTAAGAAAGCTACTTGAAGCAAAAGATGCATTTGTACGCCAAGCTTTAAGTAAATAATCATTTATAGAAATGAAGCGTCCTAAAGGGCGCTTTTTTATTGCCTGCCGAAAGCGGATGCCAACGGCGAATCCGGGCGGATGCCCATTTTGTATATATAGGTTGGATGACCAATGAAACTTAAAACAGTAACAATCGACGGTAAAGTTTATGCGGAAGTAGACGGTGATAAGCCGATCTATATTCATGATGATGGCAAAGAAATGCCACATGATGCACCACACTCGGTAGCAACAATTGCACGCTTAAACAATGAAGCTAAAACACATCGTGAAGCCAAAGAAGCAGCCGAAAAAGCATTAAAAGCTTTTGAAGGAATTGAAGACCCAGCGGCAGCTAAAAAGGCATTACAAACAATCCAAAATCTCGATGATAAAAAGCTGGTGGATGCCGGTGAAGTTGAGAAAGTGAAAGCTGAAGCTATCAAAGCAGTTGAGGAAAAATATGCCCCGATTGTTGCGCAACGTGATGCTCTAGAAGCCTCTTTACATAAAGAACTTATCGGCGGTGGTTTTGCTCGTTCTAAGTACATTCAAGACAACATTGCAGTACCTGTGGACATGGTTCAGGCAACCTTTGGTCATCACTTCAAAATCGAAGAAGGCAAGGTGGTTGCATATGATCCGAACGGCGAAAAGATTTATTCACGTGTCCGCCCGGGTGAACTTGCAAATGTTGATGAAGCTTTAGAGTCATTGGTTGGTGGATACCAGCATAAAGACTTAATTCTTAAAGGTGGTAAAGGAACTGGTGGCGGTTTTCAAGGTGGGGGCAAAGGTGGAGCACCTACTGGAATGAAACGCAGTGAAATGTCTGTTTCTCAGAAAGCAGATTACATCAAAGAACATGGCAATGATGCCTTCCTAAAACTACCGAACTAATCATTAAATATTTGGAGATAAGTAGTTATGACTACGACAGTTAATTCCGACATGATCATCTACAACCAACTGGCCCAAACAGCGTATTTAGAACGTTTACAAGACAATTTGAATGTCTTTAATGAAGCTTCCAATGGTGCGATTATTTATCGTAATGAAATCATTCAAGGTGACTTCAATAAAAATACATTCTACAAAGTTGGTGGTAGCATTAAACATCGTGATGTGAACTCCAATGCAAAAGTAACTCCGGAAAAAATCGGTGCAGGTGAGTCTGTAGGTGTAAAAATTCCATATAAATATGGTCCTTATGCATCAACTGAAGAGGCATTTAAGCGCCGTGCTCGTACACCAGAAGAATTTGCTATGGTTGTTGGTTACGATCTTGCAGATGCATTGGTTGCAGGCCGATTAGAGTACAGTTTAGCTTCTTTAAAAGCTGCTATTTCTAGTAATCCCGATATGGTTGCGAAAGGAAGTATCGTTGTTGATGGCCGCAAAGCATTAACTCGTGGTATGCGAAAGTTTGGTGATAAGTTTGGCCGAATTGGCTTATGGGTGATGAACTCAGATACATATTTCGATATTGTCGATGATGCTATCACTAAGCAAATTTACGGTGAATCTGAAATCGTTATCTATGGTGGTTTACCAGGAACCTTAGGAAAGCCGGTATTGGTGACGGATGCTGTAGGTGATAACGATGCTTTTGGTTTGCAGTATGGTGCTGTAACTGTAACTGAATCACAAGTACCGGGCTTCCGAGCTTATGACATCAATGATGAAGAAAACTTAGCAATCGGTATGCGTGCTGAAGGTGCATTTAACCTAGATATTCTTGGTTATAGTTGGGATACATCAAAAGGTGAAAATCCTGATCTTACATTACTTGGTTCAAGTGCTAACTGGATTAAATATGCAACCAGCAACAAAATGACAGCAGGTACCTTACTTGATTTATCAGGTACAGCGACAACTGGTTAAAACCTAAAAATTAAAACCGTAAGAGGGCTAATAAGCCCTCTTTTTTATTATTAAGAGAAAAGCGCCATGAAGATTATCTATACACGCATTGCAGCACTGGCTGCATTAGAGACGGGCATTATTGCTAACCCTGACTATTATGAAACCCCAAATCTGAAAGCAAAAGAGGTAATTATTTACGGTAATTATCCAAAGATTCAAAAGGATTACGAATCTTTAGAAGTTCCAGTTGAAGTTCGCAAATTGGAAGAACCTGCAAAAACAACTTTGGCCACTGTAAATGTAGCGGTTGGAATTACTCCAGAGCTGCAAGAAGTCATTGATCAAGCAAAAGCTGACTGTGAAAAGGTTATTGAAGAAAACGGGCAACTTAAACAGAAAATCGAAATCTTGGAACAAGCTAATGGTGATAGTTCAGAGTTAATTTCTGAAAACACACGTTTAAAAGATGCAGTACTCCAAGCTGACAATGCTACTAAAGCGGCTGAAGGAAAAGTGGTAAGCATTCAAGCGGAATTTGATGCTTTTAAAAATGATGTTGCTGCTATGCAAGCGCGTATAGCTGAATTGGATGCTGGAAAATCGGCAGAAAACCCAGCTACAGAAACGGCAGCTAATGATTTTGAAAACTGGTCAAATGATCAATTAAAAGAGTATTTGGCTAGTAAGAACATTGGCTACAAGCCGTCTGCAACAAAAGCAGAACTCCTTAAATTAATCCCTAAGGAATAATGCAATGAGCTTTATTACTGTAGATGACGCAAATTCAATTTTGGGCAGCGATTTTGCACCAGACAGTGATAAAGCTCGTCTGGTAAAGCTGGCTAATGTATGGATGAAAAACAGAATTGGTTTTGTACCAGATCCTATTGATCCACTTCTTAAAGATGCTGCATGTGAAATTATCAAAGGAATTCTGGCCAAGGTAATTTATAACGGCAAAGACCAGCAGTTGAAGCGTAAGAAAGTTAAAGCTGATTCTGTTGAGTCAGAAAAAGAATATCAAGACGGATCTGAAGCAATCTCTAGCTTTGAACAGATAGCAATTGATTTTATTGATTCACTTGATTTGAAAGATCCAAATGCAAGTTTTAATGGCTTTGGCATACCACTTTACAGGGCATGATATGGGCTTACGTGACGAAATTCAGGCAGATATTGCTGAAGCATTTAATGCAGATTTAGCGGACGCCGTTCATTCATTTACTTGTGAGCGGATCTCAAAAACTAATTGGGATCCTAAAACTGAAACATATGTTGAAGTTAAAGAAAACTATTCCGGCCGTGGTGTTCTGTTTGGCTCTTACAGTCAATATGAGATTCAGACGCTTGGAGTCCTGGCCACAGATAAGAAGGCTACCGTGCTTCAAAATGAAGTGTCCATGACACCTAAAATTGATGATGAATGGCTAACAGCTTTAGGCTCATTTCGAGTTATTCATATTCAGCAAGATCCGGCCAGTACAATCTGGAAATGTCAGTTGAGGAAGGTTTAAATACTTGTTCTAATATCCTTCTAAATTAGGGGGATATATGGCCAGTAGAAAATTAGAAGATAAAATTAAACGAGTATGTTATTTCGTTGGTGGTGGAGTAATAGGCTATTTGTTAATTAGTTTTATTATTTTAAGTTCATTTCCATGGAATCATTATTTACTTGATAAAAAGCAAGCATACGATGTTTTAAAAGATGCATTCACAATAGGTGCAGCATTTCTTGCTCCAATTGCAGCATTTGTTTTATTCAATGACTGGAGAGAACAACATGTAGCTGTGAAAAATGAGAAATTGAGTGAGGAGATATTAAGAATAGTAACTACTGATTTTTTATCATTTTATAACCTTAACCCCAGATTAAAAGCAGATGTAGAAAAGTTTAATGAACAGCAAATGCAATTCCATAGAGATGTAGCAAATCTCTTCTTAAAGGTAGATGAAATTGATGCAGTAGATGATCAAGCTATAAGTTTTAAGGAAAATATTAAGAAGTTAGATGGTGATTTTTTGGGTTTGTATCTGAGTTTATTTAAACAAATTGAAATTGTAATTGAATATGATGCAATTGCTGAATTTTTAGATACAGAATCACTCTCTAGAAAAGAAGAATTAAAAACTGATTTGGATAAATACGCAAAAGAAAATGAAATCCACTATACAAGAATTATGGAAGTATTTAGAAAACTTAAACCGTTACAAGTTTCATCATGATTCCCACTTCGGTGGGTTTTTTATTGGAGTAATTATGACTTGGACTGCACATGAGGTCTATGACAGCTTTCAGGTTGTACCTGATGATGATTTAAAACCTCATTCATTTTTTCACTGCGAATGCCATCCCGAATATGTGGATGGCATTTTTATTCATAATGCATTTGATGGCAGAGAGGCAACTGAAATGCCTTTGCTAAGTTAAAAGGTAGACCATGGTTAGCACAGATTACGTACCTTTATGGCATATCTCACCTTTCCAACATGTTCAATACACGCTTGCCAGAAATCAGCTTCACATGGATTTGTTATTCGAGGACATGAATAACGTTGATAAGTTCTTGTCTGTTGAAAGTGCAGCCGCTCAAGTTGATTTCTATTCCGATGGTTCTTATGCAGTTGTTCAGTTGGGCGATACTTCAGAAAGGAAATTAATAGAGATATATGGTTTGCTTTTACATGAAGCTGTACATGTTTGGCAGAAGGTTAAGAAGTTAATGGGAGAACGAGAACCGAGCTCTGAGTTTGAAGCTTATTCAATTCAGGCGATCGCTCAAGACCTTTTTAAAATGTATGAAGAAAGCGAGGTGAATGATGGGATGGAAGGGGAAAAAGCCAACTGAATTTAGTTTTGATGTGGCTAAAACAGCAGAGGAAAAGGTAAAGAAAATTACAATGGATGCTGTTCAGTCTTTAGTGGTTTCAAGTCCTGTTGATACTGGCGCTTATCGTGCTTCGCATATCGTTTCAATTGGATCTGGTGATTATGGTGTCCGTGGACCTGAAACTAACCCAATTCAAGATGCTGCTATTCAAGCTGTAAAGATTAAATTGGGTAATTTAGTCTATATACAGAACAACCAGCCTTATGCTGAGCGCTTGGAAAACGGTTGGTCCGATCAAGCGCCGCAAGGTATTTATGGCCTCACGTATAACTTTATTTCTCAAAAGTACGGTGGTTAAGATGGCAATGACTTTAGAGCAAACAAGGCAAGCTATTATTGATCGCATGCAAAGCTTTAGAGGTATTACTCAAGACAGAATCCAGTATCCAAATTTACCAGGCTTTACGGTGCCTAAGGAAGGTTTGTGGTGTCGCTTAACGATTGCGGGCGGTCCAAGTTTTATTTCAGGCATTGCTGATAATCCTTGTACACGCCGTACCGGTAATATTATGGTCCAATGCTTTGCTCGTCCCAATTCAGGAATAATGGAAATCACAAAACTGAGTGATGCTTTGCTTGCCCATTTTGAATATTACTCAATCGATCATCTAGAATGTTTGCAAGGACAATCAATTTTTGTCGGCCAAGATGCTGATTTCATTCAGTATAATGTGACCATTGGGTATAAGGTGAATTGATATGTCATGTATGCTGACTTTAGAAGAAATCGAAATTAAACGGCAAGAACTGGAAAGACATCTTGAAGATGTTATGTCTGTTGAGTTGAGCAAATGGCAATCTGAAAACAAGCTATGTGTTTCCGATGTGAATATACGCTTGGCCAATGTGAATAGTCTTGGTGGAACTAAACATAATGTAGTTACTGGAGTAAGTGTTGATTTAGATTACAAACCTTAAATTACTTTAATTAAATGACCGCTAAGAAGCGGTTTTTTTATGCCTTATTCACTACCACCTCATCGGTGGTTTTTTTATGTCTATAGGAATCACTTATGAGCAATTTTGTATTTAAGCGTGGTGACACTTTCAACTTAAATCTTCAGCTAGTTGATTTGGATGAAGCCCTGCAATATCCACCAGATGATGTACGCCGTGCAATTGATCTAACTGGTTACACCTTTACTTCACAGGTTAAAGGTTTAGCTGATGGAGCAGCTGTGGCTACCTTGACTTGTGCAGCATTAAGCCAGAGCACACAAAAGGGTTGGCTTAATGTGAAATCTGGAGCAAGCACAGCAGCATGGCCACTTGGTTTATGTCAGATGGATATTAAAGCTGTGGTGAGTGGCACTACACAGCACACTGAAACTTTGACTTTCCAAGTGATTGACGGGGTAACAGCATAATGGCAAATCTTGTATTTAAATTTAATTGGGACCATCGACCGTTCCAGTTGAACTCAGCTCAGGGCAAGCGGCAATTTATGCTGCCATTCGCTTCCGGCATTCCCAATTTAAGCCCTAACTTTTCACAAGTTCAAGGAACTGCAGCAATCTCTCAAGGTGGTACAGGGGCAACCACTGCAGCAGAAGCGCGAAATAATCTTGGTGCTGCTGAAAAAGGTGTAAATACTGACATTACTGAAATGAAAGGTTTAGCTACTCCACTTTCAGTTGCGCAAGGTGGAACGGGTGGAAACTCCGCAATTAGTGCGAAAGTTGCATTAGGTTTGGGTGATGCAGGTGTTTTGGGTTATTCAGCAAACGTTGTAGCTTCTCTTTTTGATAAATCACAAGTTTCACAATGGGTAACGGTTCTGGGTCTAAATCGTTTAGTGAACATCTCCCATGGTGACTGGCAAGGGGGAAGTACATCAAATCCTCTATTAATGCCAATGCGTTACGGAACCCTTATGGGTTACCAAGCGAATGATTCGATTGGTACTTATTCATGGCAACTATTTAAAGGTGTCTCTGGTCATCAAATGTCTTACCGTTATGGTGCGGGATCTGATGCTTGGTCTACATGGGGGCATTTAAAGACCAGCTTCAATACATCAGTTGATGCAAACGGATTCTTAAAATCAGCCTCACCAGTAGTTAAGTTGTTTAACGACCATATCGAACTCAATAGTGATGCAGAAAAACAGCCGATTGAATTTAAGAAAGTTGATGTAGGCGATTATTTACTTAAAGGCTCTTTAGGCTTTGCCCAAGAAGGTTGGTACATCGAAGTACCCAAAGACGCAAATGGAAACACGATCGTAGCTGTGGTGTATGACACATTGGAAAACGGTGATCTATCTATTAAGACTTATAAACGTAAGTTTGATTTTGAACTTGCTGCAGTTGTTGCAGACTTGGAATTACCTATAGATATTCCAGAAGGTCGCTGGATTGATATTCGCTTGCATGAAGAACCTGAACCAGAGCCTGAAATTTTTCAAACTGAAACACCTGTTGATTTCCAGCCCAATAATTTATCTGAAGCTGTAGCTGCTGCAATGGTTGGGGTAGAACCGCCAGAAATCTCAGACACAGACGAAACACTTTAATAACCCGCTTAAAAAGTGGGTTTTTTATTGCCTAAATTTTGGAGAACCATAAATGAGTTCAGGCGCAAAAATTCGATTATATGCTTGTGAAGAAGCAGTTTTAGGAACAACTCCAGCAAACCCGATCTGGTACACAGTTCGCCGTGTAAGTGATGGTTTATCTGAAAATGTTTCTACTGAAGAAAGCAGTGAAGTGGTTGATTCACGTTTTCGACAAGGTGGGGTAGTTACTGAAGCAGAAGTAGCAGGTCAGTTAGAGTTTGAATTATCACTTGGAACATTTGATTTATTCCTAAGTGCATTAGCTTTTAATAACTGGGCAACGAATAGCTTAACCATTGGCGGTAATGTACGTAAGTCATTAACGCTGGTTAAAGTTTTTGAAGATATTGGCCAAGTCTTTATTTATCGTGGAGTACAGGTTAATTCTGGTGAAATTACTATCCAGACCACGGGGAAAATCACTGGTAACTTTGGTCTTGTAGGTAGCTCGTTTACTCGTCAGCAAACGAACCCTGTAGTGAATCCGGTTGCAGCTTCGACTCGTCCGCTTGTCAGTATGCCGAACGTGGAAAACTTGCTTTTAAACGGCCAGTCAATTCAAGGTAAAGCGTGTCTACAGTCTTTGACCATTTCTATTAACAATAACCTTGAAGCAATCCGTTGTATCGGATCTGGTAAATACACTCCAGAGTTTTATTTAGAGAAGATGATGGATATCGAAGCGAATGCTTCATTCATGTTCTCGGCCACAGCTGCTGGTTGGATTGATGCAATCAAAACCCGTGATGTGTTTACACTGACCTTCGACATCAGAGACAGCAAAGGAAGTAAATATTCATTTAACTTCCCACAACTGGAAGTCATGGAAGCCAATCACCCAGATGGCGGTGGTGACGACATTATTACTGTAGACATCAACTTTGCCCAAGTCCGTACAGCGCCAACGATTGTGCGTGCTCTTGTTTAATCAGCTCATTCAGTAACAAAGCCTATGGAATCCCATGGGCTTTTTTATTTCTAAAAATTAGAGGTTGCTATGGCTTTAAAAGTCGGAATTATTAAAAGCTCGGACGTATCAAAATGGTGCGAATACAAAGGTGCTGATGGAGAGGTACAGGCAGAATTTAAAGTCCGTGGTATCGCTTATAAGCCTTTTCAGGTAGCTATTGAACGAGCAGGAAATCAGATCTCGTCTAAAGGCTATGATGTGATGGTCAAAGATGAAAATGCCAAGCTTTACCATGAATTGTTAATGGATGCTTGCGCCGCCCACTTAATCGAAGACTGGAAAGGTGTGGTATTTGCCGAAATCGTAGACGGTAAAACGGTTGAATCTGAAAAGCCCTATACACCTGAGAATGCCTCAAAGCTTCTTAATCTTGGTGATATTGGTATTTCAATCTGGCTATTCATTAAAGAACAGGCCCAGAAGATTCAGGAAGACGCAGACAAGGACAAGGCTTTAATTCTGGGAAAGTCATCGAGCTCTACAAATATCAAAAAACGTATGCGTCGAAAACGCCGCACGAAATTGAACAAATCAAGTTCTTAGGTGGCCACATTCCTGATCCGCCAGAATATTCGTATGCGGCTGATTCCATTCTTTCGGCATTTAGCACTATTTGCAGATCCCGACGATATGAGCAGGGTATCCCTTTATCTTTAGATCAGCAGGCAATAAATGTCTATGCAGAGCATAATGATTTGCCAGTGGCTGCTCATATCTTTAATGACTGTATTTTTGCATTGGATAACTTGTTTTTAGATGAAGCCCATAAAAAAATAAATTCCAAGTCCTCAAAAAAGTAACCCTAGAGTTATTTACATATAATAACTCTAGGGTTATTATTATCTCATCAAGTTAATAAGGGATTGGTGTGAAAAGTCTGGATTTAATCAAAATGATTGAAGCAGATGGTTGGTATGAGGTTAGGGTTTCAGGAAGTCATCATCACTTTAAACACCCAACCAAAAAGGGGTTAGTTACAATCCCACATCCTAAAAAGGATTTACCAAACGGAACTGTTAAAAGCATTTTGAAACAAGCGGGTCTAAATTGACCCGCTGTTTCCCGACTTTAAATACTATATCCCTTACAACTAATCATAACGCAGTGGGCGATATGTTTATGCCAAGGGCATGGAGTGTTGAGATGTTATATCCAATTGCAATTGAACGAGGATCAGATACTGAGGCATTTGGTGTCACTGTTCCTGATATTCCAGGTTGTTTTAGTGCTGGTGACACACTTGAAGAAGCTATTGAGAATGTTAAAGAAGCTATTTCAGGCCATTTAGAAATATTGGCTGAAGATGGTGAGGAAATCCCATTAGCTTCCGAACTAGTTAAATTTGTCGATGATCCTGAATATAAAGGAATGATCTGGGCGGTTACCGAAGTTGATGTTAGTCGTTATCTGGGTAAACCAGAAAAAATCAATGTTACTTTACCAAGCCGTTTGATTCGTAAAATTGATGAGAATGTAGGTAAAGGTAAGAGATATACTACTCGATCGGCTTTCTTGGCTGCTGGTGCTGAAAAACTTTTACATGCATAGCCTGATTTAAAAGACCACCTTCGGGTGGTTTTCCTTTATGTGACATTTAGTAACCAGTTTGTTAAAGTTAGTACACTTTATAACAAACGGTGAAATTCATGAAAAAAATATTGGCTGCGGGTTTAATTGGTCTTGGGTTGGTGGGGTGCGCTACTCCAGCCTATAATTATCAAGCTATACCTAAAAATATAAGCAAACCGCCAATTGGATCAGTTAATAAAGCATTTGTAGGGGATCAAATGCTTGAACAGGGAATGGTGGTTGATCGTGAAGTTCTAAACGTCCCTGAAAATATTAAAATTAGTTTTGCTTATTCACTTACTTCAGGCATTTACTTAAAAACAGGCAAAAATGAAAAAGGGCAATATTTTCAGCCATTCAACACTGTCAGTGGTGGGGGGATGGTTCAGAAAAACCCTTTAGCTGACCCATTTAAAGTAGTTATGTTAGATACTGAAGGTAAGCTCTGTGTAGTAACAGTATTTAATGCAAAAAACTGTACTGATAAACATCAAGCTACTATGAAGACAGTAGCAATTGCATCAGATAATTCCTTCCAACAAACATTAATTTATAGCGGAAAATTTGGAAATAAAATTAATGTCGGGTACCGTGAATTCTCAAGTAATCAAGCACGTCCTGCATTCAATAATGATGTTGAATATGATTTAAGCCAATCTAAGCAAATAGGTTATAAAGGTGCTTTATTGGAAGTAATTGATGCCACTAATCAAGATATTACTTACAAAGTTTTGAAGAACTTTAACAAGGTAGATTAAGATGAGTGCACCACAATATAAACCAATGAGAGAAAGTGAAGTTTGTAATGCTATCGGGTGGGTGTTAATAGCTCTTGGCTTTATCGCAGGTTTTTTATTTATTCTTGCATTTGGTCGAATTGAAGTAGCTTCTTACTATGGTAAAGAAACGGTTTGGTCTGGAGTTATGATAGCAACAGGAATCGGAATTATATTTAATGGATTCCTTGCAGGCTACTTATTTCAAAAAGTAGCTAGTATTCTTCGTTACCATGAGAATAAATAATATCTTGCATAAGCACCCTAGGATGCTTTTTAAAATTGGTTTAACTACCCTGCTTGGTAATTATATTTAACTTAAAAAGAACTACCCACTCATTGAGTGGGTTTTTTATTGCCTAGAGGAAAGTAAAATGGCACAAGAATCCCGTTTGGTCATTGTTATTGATTCGCAAAATGCTGAACGTAATGCGCGTAATCTAGGCAATGAACTTGTTAGCATTGAACGTAAAGGTGAATTTGCATCTAAGTCTATGGACAGCTTGTCTGTAGCCACCAGAGCTTTAGCTGGACACATGGCTGGTTTATTAACAGTAGGTTCAGCCATTTCAAAGATGGATACATATACTGGATTACAAAATCGCCTTAAGTTAGTCACTAACAATCAAGCTGAGTTAAACAAGGCTACGGAAGACACTTTCCGAATTGCTCAAAAAACCTATTCAGCTTGGGATTCTGTGTTACAGGTTTACCAGCGCTTTAGTGATAATGCAAAGACTTTAAATCTAACGATGGATGACACTGCTCGACTAACTGAAACAGTATCAAAAGCAGTTGCGATCAGTGGTGCAAGTGCAGAAGCAGCTGATGCAGCTTTAGTTCAATTCGGGCAGGCTTTGGCAAGCGGTACATTACGTGGTGAAGAACTCAACTCAGTTATGGAACAAACACCAGCTCTAGCAAAGGCTATTGCTAAAGGTATGGGGATCACCGTAGGAGAGTTGCGTTCAGTTGCGGCTGAAGGAAAAATTACTTCACAAGAAATTGTAAAAGCGCTTAGAAATGTAGAATCTGATGTTGATGCTCTTTTTGCTAAAACAGATATCACAATCGGGCAGTCTCTCACACTCCTAAACAACGAGATCACAAAATTTGTTGGCGAAGCAGGTAAGGGAAGTGGTGCGGCACAGGTATTAGCTGGATCAGTTCAAACTCTTGCAAGTAATTTAGATTTAATTGCTGATGGGGCTTTAGTAGTTGGTATTGGATATATCACTCGTGCAATTTTGATGAAGAGCGCTGCTATTAAAGAGGGAATGGCTTCAACTTTAGCGAGCCGCCAAGCATCTGTATTAAATGCTCAAGCAGAATATGCAGAAGCTACCGCTGCTTTGAATGCAGCAAAAGCTCATCTCGCGAATGTGCGAGCAACAAATGCAGAAACCCAAGCTAAATTTGGTGCAACTGCGGCAGCAACTCGATATGCGCAGGCACAGGCAGCAGTAACTGCTGCTACAAATGCACAAACTGCTGCACAAACTAGGCTCTCAGCAGCTTCTTCTTTAGTTGGTAGTATTGGTAGTCGAGCATTAGGACTTATCGGAGGTCCAATTGGAGCAATTACCTTAGGTGTATCCGCTCTGGCTGCAACTTACACTTATTTTAAAGGTAAGGCAGAGGAAGCGAATAGAACTCTCGCTGAACAAGCCGAAGTGGCTAACCGTACTGCTGAAGAGTTAAAAGGCTTAAAAGGTGAGGCAAAAACCAAAGCTATTAATGACTTAACAACGGCTTTTAAAGCTCAAAATGAGGAGTTGAAAAAAACAGAAATGGCCGTTGGTTCAGCCTTAATTGATATTCAAAACTTCGGTAAAGGCAATGTTGAACTTACAAGGATTTCTAATGAAGCTCGATTGGGCACAATTAGCTACAAGGAGGCTATGGAACAACTTGCTAAACAGAAGTTACCTCCAAGCCTAAGAGATGCTTTGAAGGAGCAAATCGACAAATACAATGAGGCTTATGAAAAGGCTGATAAGACAAAAACAGCCATTAAATTGTTTGGTATTGAAGTTACCTTAACAGGTAATAAAGCACAAAATGCGGCAATTGAGCAGCAGAAACATGCAGACGCCATCAATAATACAAAACAGGCTGCAGATGAAGCACAAAAGTCCTTACAGAAAATGTATGCAGATAAATTGTGGGATTCTCAATTTGTCGAGATAGTAATGAAAAAGGGGTTTTCTGAGTCTCAGGCTAATGATTTACTGAAGCTTTATAAAGATTCAATAGCTAAGGGTCTTAAGGCAGCAGACCGAGAGGCTATGAAATCATTAACAGATACTTGGAAAGCTGAAGAATCAATCAAAGCTATGACTGATGCTAGAACTGATTCAATACGTGAGCAAAACAAGGAGCTTAAAAATCAGCAAAAAGTACTAAATGTAAATGCGAAAGTCCTAGCAAATGCTTCAAAATTCGGCTTTGCAGATCTGGAGTCTAAATACAAACTTCCATCAGGAACATTATCCGCGATTCATATGATCGAATCTCGAGGTAATGCAAAAGCCTATAACAAAGAAACCGGAGCCACTGGTGGATTTCAGTTTCTCGAAGGTACTGCCAAGCAATATGGCGTAAAAGACCGCACTGATTTAGCACAATCTGCTGAAGGTGCCGCTAAGTACATGTCTTATCTTTTGAAGCTTTTTAAAGGTGATTTAGAAAAGGCTGTACGTGCATATCATGCAGGTGAAGGCAATGTAATGAAGGGTAAAGGTATTGGTAAAAATAATAATCAATACTGGAAAGACTATCAAAGTTATATGGCTGGTATTAATGGCTATTCTGCTGGTGATATCTCATCAAAAGACTTTGATAAGCTTATTCAAGATACCACTAAAATGGCCGAGGAGCAGGCAAAACTTCGCCTTCAGTTAGAGAATGAGGTTGCTAATCAAGTAACAAAGATTAGGTATGATCTGGCCAAAAAACTTGAGGATGTTGATAAAGCTAACTTTAGCCCAGAACGCAAGGCCGAAATTAAAGCAGAACTTCAAGCACGTGCAGATAATGATATTGCTATTGCTGAGCAAGCTACAAAGACTAAGCTTGATTCATTCCGAGACTACACAAAGACGGAAGAGCAAATATTAAAAGATAGCTATGCCAAGCGTCAGTTTGAGGCCGAGCATGACCTAGATTTAACTAAAGATCAGCGTAAAGAGGCTGTTGATCTATTAGCTCAACAATTAAAGCAAGAACTTGGGTTAATGCAATTAGCTCAGGAACAGCGTTTATTTCAGGCACGTTTATCATTGCTTTCTGAAACCCAAGCCATGCAGGAACGTTACAGACTCGAACGGGAGGAAATTCTTAAGAATACCAAGCTTTCTATAGAAGAGCGGCAAAAGCTAATCGCATTATCTAAAGCCAATCAGGATAAAGAGACACGCGATAAAGTGAATAATGCTGCTCAAAACTGGGGTGGCATTCAGGCTGATATGAATGGTACCAGCGAGTTCTTCAGACAGGATCAGGAACGATTTAGCCGTTTAAATGCTGCAAATGATTTAGCAGATAGTCAATTTGCTGCTACTGATCTTGATGAAAAAAATGGTTTAGATACTCTAAATGCACAAATGGAAGCAGGACTCATTAAGCAACAGGACTTCGAAAACCAGAAAACAGCAATCATTCAAGCTGCTCAAGATCAACGTAATCAGATTGCTGCCGAATATGCTCAGAATGCTCAGGATATTGAAGATAAGTATCAACAAGATCGTCTGAATACCATAATTGCTTTTGGTGGGAACATGATGGGTTCACTCACATCGATGTTTGGTTCAATGTTTGGCGAGCAATCAAAAGCATACAAGATCATGTTTGCTGCTGATAAAGCTTATGCCATTGCAGCTGCAGGTATTTCTATTCAGCAAAGTATTGCAAAGGCGGCTAGTGTTGGTTTTCCAGCAAATATCCCATTAATTGCAAGTGCTATTGCACAAGGTGCAAGCATCATTGCAAACATCCGGGCAATCAAAGATCAAGGCTTTGCTGAAGGTGGCTACACTGGTCGAGGTGGGAAATATGAAGTTGCTGGAGCTGTGCACAAAGGCGAGATTGTATGGTCCCAAGAAGACATTAAACGTTGGGGTGGTGTTGGTTTAGTTGAGAGAATGCGTAAGAGTGCAAACCCTGAAGCTTTTCTCAATAACAATGCTTCAGCTGATAGTGTCATGCGCCGTGCAATGATGAGCTCTAATGCCTTTATAGAAAGCCAAAAGCAATCTGATATCTTTAATCAACCGGTTCAAGATACTCAGATTATTTATAAGGGTAATAGAGACACACCTAAGTTAGCTTCTTCGGCAAATTCTGACCTGTTCCATGACGGTAAAGTCTATTTCTCATCCAATGGTTTAGTTCTGGATCGCTCAAATCTGGATGATGTTCAGGACTTTACTTCAGGACGTGCTTCACGCCCTCAAGCTGAGATTAAGCCTTCAATTGAGCCAGCTTCATCGATAATCAATTTCAAAATTGAAGTGATTAATCAGGTGAGTGGGGCGACAGTTGAAGCCGAACAACTGGATGAGCAAACAGTCCGGATCATTGTTAAAGATGAAATGGATAAGCAGCTTCCAAGAACGGTACCGAAGCTTGTTAGTGATCAAATCGGTAATCCAAACTCAACTATTAGTCGGTCTTTGACTGAGAATACGACAGCAAGACGGAATCGATAGTTTTAAAGTTACAGGTATAAGGAGAGTAATGTTAATGGAGTGTAAGTAAAACCGTTTAAAGATGCCGGTATAAGAGAGAAGAGCTGTTGACAGTGTCAACTCCTAGTCTCTTCTAAAGCCTATTGACAGCCAATATTATGAAAGGACCACCTTCGGGTGGTTTTTTTATGCCTATGTTTTCCATAGTAGGAAAAATGAATAAATGACATTTTTTTGAAATGAAACAATAAGGGCACTTAAAAAAGCAAAAACCCCAGTGTTGGCGCACTGAGGTTTTCAATTCAACTCAACCGAGCAAAGTTAAGGAGAAGTATTACTATGCCTGAAATTATAGCAGTGATTTTAAAATATGTAGAGGCAACTATGGAAAAATATGGTTTTGTAAAAGTAACAGGATCTATCTTATTGGGAATTTTTCTTTGGCAGTTTTCGAACATTATTAATGCTTTTGCAAAGTTGATAGAGGTAGTTCGATGAATGATAAATATACTTGGTGGGATGTAGGTAAATCAGTATTAATGATCTCCATCCCCATCTTAATATGGAAGTTAGATACCATAATACTAGCGTTAAAATCATAGAAACCGACCTAATTAAAGGTCGGTTTTTTATTGCCTGAAGGAAAGTTATGTACAAGTTAAAGCTAAATCCTCAGACCAGCGGCTATGGCGTAACACCGGGTGATGATGTGAAACGTCAGCAGATGGATGGCGGTCGTGGTCGCTATTACATCGATGTAAAACGTAATAGTCATATTGTCGATGTGAACTGGAATTTAAGTAAATCCGATTTTAATAAAATGATGGCTTTCTGGCGGGTCTACCAGAATAAGCCAGCCTCATTCTATGCGGATCTGGTCATTGATCAGGGAACACGTCAGCAATATCTATGCAATTTCATTCCAAACTCGTTCAAGACCAATGAAGTGAATGGCAACCTTTACCGGGTAAATGCACAGCTCGAAGTTGTTCAAAACCAGCCTAACCTTATCGCTGATCAGGCACTTATCAAAGATTGGGAGGTCTAATGGATAACGAATATGCCAAATTCTTTTTCAATCGAAAAGTAGATGTTTATCAACTGGAATGTATTGAACTCTCACACCCTTCTTTTATGAATACTTACCGGGTGGTACGTAATGATGACCGTGGAGTGTATGTTCAGCACAATGAAGGCGCGGGGCAAGTATTTTACGAATACCTACCAATGACAATTCAAAGATCCGGAATGCTCGGTGATCTGGACCAGACTTTGACCGTTTCAATATCTGGGCTTGGTGATATTTTGCCGGATGAGTTTGAACGGGTAATTGAGGGGCAATATTCTAATGTAAAGCCGACCGTAAATTACCGCCTTTATAGTTCAGATAACTTGAATACACCAATGTTTTATCTACTAGGTCTACAACTCTCCAGTGTTGCCATGAATCATAAAGCTGTGACATTCAAGGCTGAATCACCAAGATTAAATACTGCGAAGACTGGAGATATCTTTGCACTGGATCGTTTTAGTGGTTTGAAGGGGGCTATATGAAGAGTCACGATCATTTGCTCGATAAGCAATATGACGAGGAATACTACAACTGTGTTCACTTCGCGCATGAAGCTGCAATGGATCTATATGATATTGATCGAGGAGAGGCGCTTGAGTTTTTTATGAAGCCCGTCAAAGAGAAGGTATTTCTGCCATCAAGATTGAAGTTACTAAATCCATTGCCTATGCCTAAGGAAGGCTGCATAGTCGCCTTTCACTCTAGATACCGAAACAAGCCCCCACATGTGGGGCTTTTTCGTTTGGGGCGTATTTTGCATTTGCAGGAATCAGGCGTTTCATGGATGCCAATTCAAGTCGTTCAAGCATTTGGATTTAATCGTGTGAGTTTCTATGATTAAGATTATTTATAAACAAGACCCTTTATCCGAAGACAAAACAATTGAACACGCCGAAACTTTGGGTCAATGGCTTACTTCAAAATATGACCATATGCCTGAGCATGTCCGTATTTTTCATACCACAAGCAATATGGATCATGCGGAAATTTCATTTGCGAATGAAGTCACGCCGAAGAATGCATATGAATTAAAGCAGCTCGATTTCTTACCAGGCACTTTCATTGTAATTGAGAATCCCAAGGGTATGGACCCCATAACTCTAGCTTGGATAGTGGTTGCTTCTATAGTTATGGGTGTGGCTGTTGCATTATTAATGCCTGTGCCCTCAATTACCCAAACCAACCAGAATAACAATCAATCCTCGTCTGCAAATAACGAATTATCAAACCGTGAAAATAAAACTCGCGTAAATGGTCGTATCGCAGATATTTATGGTGCCGCTCACGATACCCCTGATCTGATTACTGTGCCTTACAAGGTATATGAAAACAATGTCGAAGTAGAGCATGTTGTTGGTTGTATTGGTCGTGGTCACTATAAAATTAACGGTGCATATGACGGTGAAACCAACATTGTTGATATTGCCGGCGCATCGGTAGAAGTCTTTCGACCGGGTGTCGATATTGTCTCGGGTGAGCCATATTTCTCGCTTGGTACCGAAATTACAACTCCACCCTTAACGGTTCAGCATCAAACCTCTGTTAATGGCCAAGTTCTCCGTCCAGCAGATACACAGTCTTTAGAAGGTGCGAACTACCTTCATTTTGCATATCCAAACGAGATCCTGCGAGCATCTGCAAACAATACTGATTTAACAACTAAATTTGTTAGTAATGACCGGGTAGAAATCACAAATGCTTCGTTTACTTACAACGGCCAGACTTATGATTTAAATGGTACATATAGCGTTCTATCGGTAGCTGATGACCGTATGGCATTGTCTAATCCGGCTGCGGTAAACCCCAATTGGCTAAAGCTAAAGGAATTATCAAATCAGCAAACTGGTGCTTTATCTCCAAAGCTTTCATCTATTGGCGAGAAGTGGATTGGGCCATTCATTCTAGACAATGTCGAACGAAGTCGGGTGCTGTGTAATTTTGTGGCCACCAATGGACTTTATACCGTTTCTTCAGGTGGAAATCAGGGAGCTGTAAACGTCACGATTGAAGTAGAAGTAACGCCGGTAAATGAATCGGGTGCAGCCATTGGCAATCCAATGCTGAAGCAGATCATCCTAAAGGGTTCAGCAAAGTCACGTCAGACAGTTGGTGCAACGCTGGATATGGTGACATTTCAAGGTCGCTGTAGTGTCCGCGCACGCCGTTTAACACCAACACCGGCGGTTACAACGGTAGTAGATGATGTGAAGTGGCAAGCACTATATGGTGCATATCCATTACAAAGCACAACGTATGAGCATGAAACGGTTTTCCGTGCACGTACATATGCAACGACTGGAGCATTGTCAGTTAAATCCCGCAAGATCAATTTTGATCTTCAGCGAATGTTGCCGACTTATAAAAACGGGGCAATGACAACAGAGCTATATCCAACGTCTAGCTTTGCTGATGCTTTGGTATCTATGGCACTCGATGACAAGATTGGCCGCCGTTCGATCGATGAGATTGATCTTGAAAACATCTATCGGACCTATAATGATGTAGTTGATTATTTTGGTACGCCGCTAGCGGCTGAGTTCTGTACTACCATTGATGATACGAATCTATCTTTTGAAGAGCTGGTTACCAATCTTTGTGATGCGGTGTTTTGTACCGCATATCGGCAAAACAATAAGCTCAAGCTTTATTTTGAACGGCCAACTGATAACTCGGTAATGCTGTTTAACTTCAGGAATATCATTCCGGATAGTTACAAGCATGACCTGACCTTTGGAGTGATGGATGACTACGACGGACTGATCTATGAATACACGGATCCGACCGACGATAGCCGTATCAATATCTATTTACCGGATAAAGGAGCCAAAAACCCTAAAGAAGTGAAATCTGTTGGTGTTCGAAACAAGTGGCAAGCGCATTTCAATGCGTACCGGCTTTGGAACAAGCTTCGGTTCCAGCGCAAATCCATTACCTTTGATGCGGCACCTGAGTCAGAATTACTGGTTTTACGTGACCGTATTGCCGTAGCAGATTATCGCAATGGTATTCATCAAAGCGGGGAAGTGGTACAGCAAGAAGGTTTAATTCTCACCCTAAGCCATGATGTAGATTTCATTGCAGGCAAGAGCTATGTGATCTATCTGCAAATGGGGGATGGTACCGTGGACCTAATTCCTATTACACCGGGTTCAGCCAAGAACAAGGTGGTTTTAGGCCGTTTACCGAACGGGGCCTTAAAGCTTAGTCCCGATGACTTTGTGAATACTATCTACACGGTAGTTAATGACGATACCAAAGGCTCATTGCCTTACCTGGTAGCGAAAAGAGAACCAGTTGACCAGTTCTCAAATACCATTACGGCAATTAACTATGATGAGCGCTATTACCTCAATGACAAGGATTTTATTGATGTACCGGTTGATGATTCACCGATCTACATTCGATATGACCAGCTTGATATTAATCTCGCACGTTTATATCAAATGCAAAGAGGTGATTTACCAACGACTGGCGAAATCAGTTTTGTAGTTGAAGCAGGGGCGCTGGTTTCAAGTTCAAGTTCTTATCGACCGGAAACCAGATTTGTCTATAAATTCGACTACAACTCTAGTCCTCCAAAACGAGAGTATATCGTTCCAGCTGCATCAGAATTACCTGCTATTGATACTGGTGAGTTTCCACCTGATCTGGTTGTGAATCTGACGATTAAAGGTGCTGTAGTTGGACGTGGTGGAGATGGCGGGTTGCCACATTTGGCATTTGGTGCATGGTCTACCGATCCGGATTACAACTTTACAAAAACCCGTCGTGATGGTTTTCAGGGAGCACCCGGTCTATTAAACCGGCACAGTAAACTAAACCTGATTATTGATGGTGGAACTCTGGCTCGAGGCGGATCTGGTGGCGGCGCAACACCAAGCGGTATTTACACTGGATTGTCTTATGGTGTTCAAGGTGTTCCCGGTGGAGCTGGAGCACCTTTTGGTCGGGTTATGACCGGACAACCTATTACTAACGATTCACAAGACTGGCGTTGGTACTTAAATGGTGACTTTATGGTTGTCAAAGTAACCGATGCCGAAGCTTCGGTACCCGGTAAAGGTTACCGAACCCAAAATGATCGTTATGGATCTCCATTATCAGGTGATGGCGGAAATTGGGGCCAACGTGGCACCAAATCCACCAATGATGGAACGTGGAACTGGCAATACCATGGCACAACTGAAGGTCAGCCGGGGCCGGGTGGACCTGCAATTGTTGGGGTGGCACCGCAAACAACTCAATTGACTAACGGAGGGAAAATCTTACAAACACTTTAAACTTTAAAAGAACTTTGAGCACCCAATTCGGGTGCTTTTTTATTGTCTGAAATATCTGGAGAAATTAATGGAACCAGTTTCCACTAGCGGTTTTACAGCACTTTTAAAATTATATGGGATTGCAATCATGGTGACTTTAGCAGTCGGTTTGGTTGCAGCAGTTGTATTAATGACTCGTATGCCACGCTCACCACAAGAGTGGGGCGTAGGCTTGATCTGTACTGTTGTATCAAGTCTTGCTGGCGGCTCATTCATTATTGTGAAGTGGGGGCTTCATGAATGGGTTACTGATGTATGGGGAATGATTGCACTTGGTGGGTTCTTCTTTGTTTGTGGTTTACCTGGTTGGGCTTTAGTCCGTTGGATCTTTAATTTCATAGATAAACAGGAAGGGAAAACGATTGTTGAAGTGATTAAAGAGTTTAAGAAAGCCAGAAAAGACATTGAAAACAGCTAATGCCGCCTTCGGGCGGTCTTGTTTAGAAGTACACGTATAAGAGAGAAATTACCTGTTGACACTGCAAGCCGCTGACTACTACGAAAACCTATTGACGACCAATATTATGAAACGACCACCTTCGGGTGGTTTTCCTTTATGTGACATTTAGTAACCAGTTTGTTAAAGTTATTATATTTATAACAATTGGTGAAATTCATGAAAAAGATAATTTTAGGGAGCATGTTAGTGGCTGTTTTTTCCACATCATTTTCACATGCTTTAGCTCCCAAAAATGGAGATGAGCCAACTTATTGTGAGCAGATTGTTTCGGTCCATGGTTTATTAACTAGAGCACAATTTGAATGTGGATATAGTGAATATAACAATGAGTTAATCTCAGATTCAGCCAAGTGTTTTCAGCATGAACTTGGCGAAGAATATGGAAAAAAAGTCCTTATATTTGGCATGAAAGAATTTGACCGAAATGTAAAGAAAGACGGGAAGAATAAGATTTGTAATAGTTTATTAAAAGAATTTCCAGAGTATGTAAGGAAGTAACTGATGAAAAAGCTACTACCAATTGCATTTTTACTCACAGCATCATTTGTAACTCACTCAGCCGATACTAATGATAAACACTGTAGAGATGTGAATAAACTTGCTGAAAATGTCATGCTCTTTAGGCAGGAAGGGGTTTCTGTGGTTAGACAAATGGAGATGATAGAGAGTATCAAACCAAGCAGGGATTTCAAAAGGTTAATGGAGATGATGGTCGAGGAAGCCTATAAAGAACCAAAGTTTGGATCAGAAGAGTATAAGGCGGAAGCAATAACTGAATTTGCAAACAATTGGTACATTCAGTGCAAGCAAGCAAATCGAAATAAATAGAGCACTTTAAGGTGCTCTAATTATTGAAATTGAGAAAAGTTTATAAGTAGGTTTTTATGAGAAAGATTATTTTATTGGGTCTTATTTGCCTTCCTGTATTCGCATATGCAAATAGTTGCGAGGTGGCAAAAAGTAAAATTAATATAAGCGGTTTAGCATTGGGTAAATCCATTTTATCACTGAAAGCAGAACATCCTAAAAATTTGAGCATAGATCATGAGACTAATAAGGCAAATATTAACTATGTTCACTCTAATGAATTTGAGGATGCTTTTAGTGGAACACCAGCTACCAATGCGGGATTCATTTCTTTTGATGGGAATACAAAGTTAATTAATGCGTTTAGCGTTAGTTTTGGTCACTTAGATAATTTTAGTGCTAATAATTATAAAAATGGGTTAGTGGCGTTGTATTCACTACCAAAAACAGGGTGGATAGAATCAAAGAGTAATGGGGTTAAAGTTTTTAAATATGAATGTACGGATTATTCTTTAGAGATTAATTACAATCCAGAAAGAAGTAGTTTTATGATTTTTAAGGAAATTTAGTTTTATGTTCTTAAGCACCCTAGGGTGCTTTTTTAATGTCTGATTTTTCTGAAACAGTAATGGTGTAACCTTTCATACGGCTAGCTAACTCCATCATTAGAGTTTCGGTAGGGATCAGTTCTACAGTTTTTTCATAATTTTGATTTTCAAAGCTTTTTTCAAGACGGGCAACAATGTCGGCATTCATTGATCGACTGTTTAACTTTGCTGATTCAAGTATTTTTTCTTTTAGTTCTTGCGTCATACGCATTTTGTATTCAACGTCTGAGCTTCTAGCCATGGTCCTATACTCGAATAAATTTTATTTATAATAATATCCCCAATGGGGATTGACAAGAAGTTTTTAAAGTCTTAAATTGTAAAAGTCCCCATTGGGGATGTAAAAAGCCCCCAACTTTCTGACGGCAAGGGGCTTTTATCAACAACCATAGGAAAGGATATTGATATGTCTAGTTTAGCATTAAGTTTTAATGAAGTGAAATTCAATCCCGTGCCACGGCAAGATGGCCAGATTTGGCTTTCTTCAGGTGAATTGGCACAAGCATTAGGATATAAACAAGAGAACGCGGTCAGTAAAATTTTTAATCGTAATTCTGATGAATTTACGGAAAATATGACACAAATTATTGATAATCCTCGGCTACCCAATTTGGGTATGCGGATCTTCTCACTACGTGGCTGCCACCTAATAGCAATATTTGCTCGTACTGCTGTAGCGAAGCAATTCCGCAAGTGGGTACTTGATGTTTTAGATAAAGAAGTTGGCACACCAGTTGCCAAAACCCACAAATCCGAACGTGAACCCCTAACCAATGCTGTAAATCTTCTTGTAGCTAAAACTAAGCATTTGAATTACAGCGATGCTTATAAATTAGTTCATCAGCGTTTCAATGTTCAGCATATTGATGAAATCCCATATGACATGATTCCTGTTGCAGTGGAATATGTTCATCATCTGATTGCGATGTACAGTAGTGCAGAGAAGAAGGCTCAAGGTTCTTTATTTGATAATGAAACATTGGGTTTGGTTAAGGATCTGGTAGATGCAATTATTTCCCAAAACTTTGTGACAAGCAAAATCTATCGTGCAATACACATGCTTAGTAATGAACAAGGTCACTACTTAGCTGAATATGCGTTTAAAACCAATATTGCAGTTCTAAAACTCACTCGAACAATGGATTTAAGAGGACCTCTTAATAGAGAAATCATTAGTGATGATTTAAAAACCATAAGCTACACAACAGGTAATCAACATTATGGCGACCGTTGGTTTCACCCACTGATGGAGTCAAGTCGATTGATGGGAGTACTTGAAATTTCAGGTAGTCTGATTCGTCACGGCTTTGTTGCACAAAGATTTGAAATGCAAAGCGCCCCTAATTGA